GCCATCACAGCGCCCTCCATGCGTCATAGGCCCACCTAGCAGTCGGGTCGTCCGGCTTGGGCCGCCCGTGAAAGCTCAGAACCCGCGCATCTGGCGGCGCGCACGTTCGCGCAGCCATCTTGAAGCTGACCACGTGCCGCCGGTCGAAGGTGTCGATTGCCTCGCCCATGTCCCTGAGCGTGTCGTGAATGAAACCCTGATCGCCCAGACCCGGCCCGCGCCGCGCGTCGTATTCCGCGCGGGTCGCCTCGGGGCCGCGCTGGAACGCCCGCCAGATCGCGCTCATGTCACCGCACCACGCCATCGCGCTCGAATTCATCATCTCGGGACGCCCGAAATCAGCCACCATCGTGATACCCGCCACCTCCCGCACCAGCGGCGCCAGCGGGCCGACAACGAGGCTATCCAGGTCCAGATACAGCGTCGGGCCGGTCAGCAGCCGGGGGCGGAACAGCTCGATCTTGGCCCACCAGCCCGGCCAGTCCGTTTCCAGAGGGATCGCCTCAATCCCCTCGGCCTCCACTGCTGCAACCTGGTCCGTCAGACAGACAAAGCGGTGCGGCTCTGCCAGCCACCTCGCCACGCCGCGGGCCAGCTTGGCGACGTGCTCGGGGCGATACGGCTGGCGGTCCACCACCCGGGCGCCGGTGCGCAGGACGCAGGCGACGTTGATGGTCATTTCGGGCCGATGCCCTGCATATACAGGAACGGCCCTTTCGGCTCAGGGATCAGGATGCTTGAAAGCAGATCATCCACGACGGTCAGCATGACGCGTGCGGCGTGGTGCTGCTCTGCGGTCGCGTAGCTGACCTTGATCGGCCCCACGGCCTCGCTCGTGGCAATCTCTGCCGGCGTGACGGTCGCGTGCAACAGCCCGGAATTGCCAAGATCGTAGAACGCGGCCTCGAAAACCGCCTCCTCCACCTCTGCCGGGATTGTGCTGCTGGCGATTGCCGTTCCGTCCACCCGCAAAGCACCAGACCGCGGCCATTCCCGGCGCTGCGTGGCGCTTGCCCGAGCGCCCGGCCACCGGCTTCCCACACGACCTTTCGTCCGCGCGCCGAGACCCTCCACCCACACCGTGCCCCGGCGGATCGACTGCTCAATCGCGGTATCGCTGTAGGCGCTGTAATCGTTACCACGCGCGTCGTGGTAGGCCTTGAACGCGGCCAGCGTGCCGAGCGCGTCATCGGACGCGCCGCCGGGTGTGACGGTCAGAGCCACGGGTTACGTCTCGCCGTCTTTCGGCTGCGGTCCTTCGGCGTCTTGCTGCACGGCGCCTTCCTTCGGGTTCGTCACGGCGACCTTCGGACGGCCGGGCTTCTTCACCCTTACGACGCGGCACTTGCCGACAAGGTAGCCGGGCAGCGTATCGCCCTTCACTTCGACTTCATCGCCGATCTCGTATTCGCCCTTTGGGCCGCGCGCGCCCTTTTCGGTGATCTCAACTTTCATGGGGTTTCCTTTCCGCGTGGCCTCAGGAAAGGGGCCGGAGTGCCCGGCCCCTCACTCAGATCACGACGAATGCGCGATGCCGCAGTTATCATCGGCGTCGTATTTGATCTCGAGCGCCTGCGCGGCCATGACGACGAAGTTGTAGTCGTCCTCCGGATTGGCCCGGAACTGCTGGCGCGACGTCATCGGCATCCCGCTCAGAACCTGCAGCGAACGCCGGTCCTTCACGACAGCGATGATGGTATCCGCGGCGACGTTCGACGCCGGGATGACCTCGCGAACGCCCGCGCTTTCCAGCACACGCTGGGCGATGGTCTTGTTCGGGTAGGACGTGGAGAAGTCGGTCGAACCCGCGTAGAACCAATCGTCCCAGTTGACGTAGAGCGTCGCCGGAACCCGGAAATTGTTGCCGTGAAGAAGTGCCAGCGTGGCGTTCACATCGTCAAGCCATTCCGCGCCGGTGCATGCACTCAGGTCGTTCGAGGTCGAGCGCGTCTCGCGCTTGGGATGGTTGGTCAGGCCATAGACCTGATCGCCGCCCACGACGATATCCGAACGCCCGTTGAGCGCCATGAGCTCCAGCGCCTCGGCCACCTTGAACATGGCGTTCCGCCGCGCCGCGCCGTCGAGCTGGAAGCCTTCGGTGCGCGCCGCTTCCATCTGCCGCCAGCCGTAAGAAAACGCGCTGTCGAAGATGGGCAGCGGGGTGCCCTGGTAGGTGATGACCGGCTGATCGGTGCGCGCCTTGGAGCGGCCGTCCATCGAGACGTTCACCTCGCCTGAGTCGCTTACCTGCTGGAAGTAATGAACCAGCTTGCCGATCGGCATGGGCATGGAGAGGGAGGCGGCGAGATCGCCGAACACGGCCAGCACTTCGCGCTGGACCTCGATGCCCTCGCGGTCCCACTCGCCCCACACGTCCTTGGGGATCGGGGAGTTATTGCCGAGGACTTCCCGTTCGTGGCGGTCGATCTGCCGGCGACGGTTGATGATGAACTCTTCCTGCGCCGCGTTGGCAACGGGAAGGCGATCCGGGATAGCGATGCCGGTTTCGGCACCGCCTGGGTATGCGGAGTTGTAGACGAACATGGTCAGATGCCCTCCTTAGCTCGTCGGCATGGTGAAGGCGTTCGCCCAAACCACGTCGGCGAGCGCGCCGGCCGTGTAGGCTCCTGCCGTGTCATCAAAGTAGGCGACCACGACATCCCCGGCGGGACTGTCAACGGCCTTGGCGAGGTAGCCATTCGCGTCAAGCGTGAGCTTGTCGCCCTTGGCGTAGGTCGCGTTCAGCAGGCGCACTTGGAACACCATGCCCGGCTCGGGGATGTAGGCAACGCCCGTGTCGCCCGAGGCATAGGCGGTCTCGATGGGCGCAGCCGCCGCATCCCAATCGCCATAGAAGTTGCGGACGCCGAGGATGTAGACCTGCTCGCCCATGTCCGAGGCGGTCGCCACGGTCATCTCCGCTCCGTCCGACGTGCAGAGAATGCCCGGCTTGTAGGCACCGGCAAGCGTCTGGTCGGAAATGGTGCGCGGCTGCCGCCCCTCCGGGCCGCGATAGATCACGTTCCCGCTCATTCGATATTCTCCTTGCCGGTGTTGATGTGAGCGTTGATGCTGTAGCCCGCCCACGGGTCATCGCCGCTGCCCTTCGGTGCGCCGTTGATCGTCGCCGCCTTGCCCGGCTTCTCGCGCTCGGCGAGCTTGTTGATCGCCGTCATGGGCATGTCGGCCAGGTCAGCCTCGGTCCACTTGCCGGTCTTCACCAGGGCGTTGACCGCTTCCGCGCGCTTGGCGTCGGCTTCGGCCTTCTGGTTGGCCTCGATCTGATCGACGTGATCCTTGATCGGTTTCACGGCTTCCGTGACGGCGTTCGTCACGGTGTCGCCGAGGGTCTTCAGGCTCTCCTCGATGGCGTTCACCTTCGCGGAAAGCTCGCTCAGCTGCTTGTCGTCAGCCATGTCTGCTTCTCCATTGCTTTGAGAGGTTTCCCGCCCATCGGAGCCTGAGATGGCCTCCATGATCGCGGACTTGAGGCGGTCCAGAAGCGGCTTGCGTGCCGCCCTCTCCGCCGCGCGGGCCACGTTTTCCACGGCCCAATCGAACTCGTCTTCCAGGCTGGAGTTGACGACTTCGATTTCCTCGGTCTCGCCCTTGGCGTTGACCATCATTCCTACGCCCTGATCGGGCGTCGCCGCGCCTTCCTCATCAAGAAGGATGGCGTCGTGATCGAACTCGATGTTCCGGGCGATGTGCTTGTAGCCCACCCCTCCATTCGCGGCCTCCAGATCACAGTAGAGGCCAGTCGAGGTGTGGACAGGGTTGCCCTTCTCGATGGCATTGAGCACGCGGCGCCCGGCCTCGCACTCCTGCGCGCGAGCCACATCGATCACCTTGTCAAGGAAAACCCGACCTCCTTCGCGGCGCGCGTTCTCGTTCCACGCCCCGCACCAGCCGAGATTGATGCCCTCGGGATCGCGTGCGGAAACGAACCTGCCATTGATGAGCGGATGCCCAGCCGGCGCGGGGCTCCGGTTCAGCGACCGATAGCTTCTTTCGATCTCGGTTGCCGGGTAGAAGATCTCGTTCATCACCACGTCGTCTGGCATTGTGGCCGACGGGACGATCAGCACGTCGCGCCCGTTGCGGACCTCGCGCCGGACAGCGTTCGTGTTCGCCAACGCACGGACGTTGACGCGGATGCGCTTGGGCATGTGACCCTCCTATTCCTCTTCGTCGCGGTAGAGAGCGCCAGTCGCGAGCGGCGCCAGCCCGAGCGCGCCGCGGATTTCTTCCGGCAGGAACACTATCTCGCCAGTGCCCTGCATCCGGGAGTTGGTGTCGGCCATCTTGTGCGCGCGGTCGATCTTCTCGGCCATTCCGCTCTCGGTCAGGTCTTCCCAGTCAAGCCACCAGTCGCGCTCCGGCAGCACGCCGAACATCTCCAGCCGGCGTACGAACTCCATGACGTTCGGGATGACACTATCGTTGCGGCGGGCCATGCCGGTGCGAGCCCATTCCTCGGCGTCCTCCTGACTTGCCCGCTCGCCGGTCTGCATCCCGACGAGGATCTTCACCGGGCACTCGATCGACGCCGCGAAGTTCTCCAGCGCACCCGCCCGGAAGTGCTGCGGGCTCGGCAGCGTCACGCCGAGCGTCTTAGCCTCCATACCTTGCAGCATAAGGAGCCTGTCGAAGCCCTTTTGCCAAACTTCGACCTGATCGTTCATGGCGTCTACCAGATCGTCTTCCGGCACGCCCATCAGACGCGCCATCTCGGAAAGCTGCGCATCCTTGTCCACTTGCAGGACCGGCGCGGACTTGGCGTTCTTCCAAAAACCCTCGCCGCTCGATCCTGTAATCTTCTCCAGCGTCAGTAGGTCGTTGTAGCCCGCCTGGATCAGTGGTGTGCCGTGGACGGTCCCGTCGTCGGAAAAGATGACCACCCTATCTGGGTGAACCTCAAAGCTGCGATTTCGGCCAATGTGGTCCGGATCGACCTCAGCTTCGTTGAAGTTGAACATAAGCGGCTGCCCGTAGGTCTCGCTTCGCTCGTCGGTATCCCATTGCGACACGCGCAGCTGCCCCTCCCAAGCCGGAATGACCTCCACGAAGCCCTCCAACCCGCCGCGAACGTTCTCGACCGGATCGCGGAACATGCGGTCGTCGGCAAAACGCAGGATCAGACCGCCGTAGCGCCCGACCAGCGACCGGCGGTAGGCCTCGGCGCACTTCTGCCACAGACGCAGGCGGTTGAACCGCTGACGGATTTCCAGCTCGAGCTGGTCCTCGTCGTCACCTTCTTCGCGGTAGCGCAGGACAGGCGCGGTTTCCCAGACCTTGCGCGCCGTCTTGACTACCGCCGCCCGCGCGAGCGCGTTGCGCTCATACATCTGGTTCAGCTGGTCGAAGGTCAGGGTGGTGGGCCAGCCGAAGTCGGCGTAGTGGTTGTGCTTCGCCCCGTCGAAGTAGCCGGGGAACATCAGGTCGAGACGCCGGGTCGCCGCGTTGATGAGCGCAGCGGCCATGTTGGCGACCCCCTTGCGGTCGTGTGCCGTCATGCGCGCCTCTTTCTCAGAAACATTTGGGCTTGCGGTTCGTCCCGAAGCATCAGATCCGTCAGCGCCCACACCAGCGCGTCAGCCCGGTCAGGCGAGCCTTCGCCGGCGTAGCCGTCCGGGCCGATCAGGCAAAGCTGGTCCTCTAGCGCCTCTGACTTCCCGATAGCTGACCTTCGGATCGACGGTGCGGATCACGTGCGCCACCATGGCACCGCCGTAGTTGCGTTCAGCCACGATGCGATCCGCGCCGAACTCGTGGTAGGCCGCGACCGCCCTGCGCCCCCATCCGTCCGGGCTCAACTTGCAGGAGCGGTCGGCCAGGACGTATCCCCGCCCGTCCACGCCCTTGCCTGCGACCACGATGCCGATGCTGTCGCCGTCGTCTTCCGCGCCGCCGGTGCCGCTGGGGTCGATTGCGACGACGATGCGCTGCAGGTCGGGGGCTGCCTTGGCCCGGTGCTGGTCGAAGCCGCTCCGCTGCCAGAGCGCGCCGGGCAGGTCGTCCAGCAGCTCTGCGAACAACTCCTGCCGCCCGAGGCGCGTCCCCTCGTAGCGGTCGCGGATAGCGGAAAGGAACGTCGGCGCGAGGTTTGCTGCGTTCTCGAATGTGCTGCCCGTCGTCACAACGCTCCGGGGATCTTTCAGCAGGTTCCGCAGGAGCGCAGACGGCTTCGGCGTCGTCGTAACCAT